GAAACTCTGACATTAGCTGCTGCTCAAGAGTGGCCGTAATTGCTGCGGCTTCCTGTACTTGCTGCGCTAAGTTTGCTTTTACTTGATCAACTTCACCATTAAAGGCTTTCTTGCTTTCCGCTAACTCGGTGGTTTTGCGGCGATAGTCTGCATCCCGTTGGTTGCCGTTACGTAATTCAGCAAGGGTAACTTCTTCCTCAACGCCATCGATCTTACGAGTAATCTTAGTATTCTCTAAGAAGTCCTCAATGCTTTGACCAGTGGCCTCAGCTAATTGATTAACATTTTCATAGGTGAAGTGCTCGCCTTCTTCCGCGTCCGGTTCTTGTTCCTCAGACTCTTCTAAATTCGTTTCATCGTCATCTGATGCCTCAGTATCTACCTCATCGGCTTCTACATCTTCATCAGCGCTAGTATCTGTTGTTTGTTCTGTTTCTTCCAAAGCCTCATCATCGATAGGCTCTGCTTTCCCCGCTGCTGCGGCTTCTTGCTCATTCCAGCCAGCTTCTAATTGTGCGGCTAGTGATTCGGTTGTAGTTGTTACATTTTGCTCAATGGCTGAGGAATTCTCTTGGCTCATTGCATGTCTCCATCAGGGGAATATGTCGATATCACATCGAGAGGTAAACCCGTTAAAAAAATCTGTTAACTTTCTTCTGGTTATATTCTACCACTTTCTCTTCATTTATACACAAGCGGATAAAATCAATCATTTCTTGCTTGATCTGAAAGCCTAATACTATGGCCAACATATCCTTTTCATTGTTCGGTGATGCCTGCCTGGCCTTTTCCATTAGCCCATCGTCAATAGCGTCGAATATTTCGGCTAATAGTGGATTATCGGCCAATAACTTAGCGTGCATTGCTACTTCTTCTTTTGTCATCTTTATAGCTCCATTTGGTTGGCTATTAAATCGCCTAAAGTTGGCTTCATATACCCATCATCCGAATCATAGTCTTTTAAGCGCTTGCTGTTTCTATCGGACTTTCTCGCAATAGGAAATCGCTTGCCAATCCTTCTATTTTCGCGCTTAAGGTTTTTGATTACATGATGCGTCATTATTCCATCACCGGCTCAACACCGATAGGCTCACCATCGGCATCATAAATGATCTTTTTCGGTCTGTTCATCTGACCAGCTAAGGCTTGTAACTGCTCATTGAATCCGCTGTTCATACCGTTTAATGATTCTGCGTTTTCAGCTCTAACACTATTCAGCTCACCTAAAATACCATCGATAGCGGCTGTTAAGTTAGCGTCATTCTGTTGCTGTTGTGCAGATAGAATAGAATTAAGTACCTCTTGAACACTAGCACCGGCCTTAACCTGCTCAACCGCAAGCGCTGTTTCTTGTTTAATATCAGCCTCGTATCTATCAGCTTCAATCTTAGCGGCCTCGATACTGCCTTGCATACCTGCGTTATATTCATCAAGTGCAAGCTGTCTTTCCTTAAGATCAAGCTCTCTGTTTTTGGCCTGAATATCAGCATCCTGCTTTTGTTTCAGCAATATCGCCTTATCTTGCTCGATCTTCATCTGTGCTTGAGCGATAACATGTTCAGGTGTCTGTTCTGGTTTCTGCTGTGCTTTTTGTTGCGCTGCTTGTTGTGCTTCTGGTGAGTCTGGGTCTGTCCAATACATATCCACATTCTTAAGGTCAGAGCGCTCAACTAATCGGGCAAAGGTATTATAAATATTCTTAGGCGTAACCAGTGGAGAGCCTTGCATTAAATGGCCTTCTTGTTTCTCAGCCAATGTCCAAAGCTGTGCAATCTCTTTATCTCGGTTACCTGTACCCAGACCAACAACAACCGTCATGTTAGTGCGTTCTTTCCACTCCATCGGATTGATTTCAACGTACTTGTTATTTAGCTTAACAGGTATAGTGCGGTCATAATGCTTAATGATTAGCTCATGAATCATCAAGAATGCATCTTTAATACCTGTCTCTGCAAAGTTTCTGGCATACATTTCAAGCTGTTGATTAGATTGCTGCTGTGCGCCTTCAAATGCACCGTATGTAGCTTTAGCCAATACCTCAGCATCAAGCCCCATATTATTGCGGCCCACACCTGTTCTAAACTCGCCAGCCTCTTTCAAGTGCTGCAGCATAGGCATAGATGCGCCCGCTGTGAATGGAACTAATAACGGTGTGATTGTGCCTGCTTTCTTAACTAATTTAAGACCACCAACGCGAGAGGTTAACACGCTGTCCATATTCTCAACGTCTTTGGCTACCACCTCTTTCTCAGGATTATTCGACAGATAAAGATTATCAAGCATCTGTCGTGTTAATACGGTAGTGACTCGCTGTATATCCATCAGCTTATCAGCGTTAGATAAGCCTAAATGTTGATGAGGCATGGGTACAGGTGAGATACAAGGGAAAGGGATAAAGTCGCATTGCTCACTGTCTAAAACAACAGAGCCGACTTTACTGTGCTTCCATAACTGAGATCGGCCTTTTTCTTCCATGTCCATGTAAATATAACATTCTTCAAATAAATGCTCTCGCATCGATTCATCAGCAGGTTCATGTAAGCTTGAGTCTTCATCGGTTAATTGCTCGCGTGATCTCTCAAGTGTGCCGTTATTATCGCCCTCATAACCAGCCAGATTCTTGACTACGTTCTCATCAAAGCCCATGCCTAATAGCTCTGATTGTGTAACTGGTCTGACATGCGCTACAAATGGTGAGCCTTTTAATGATAATGATGAGGTATTGTTAGAGATTCGCATCTCTTCATTTGGCACGTTAGCGACTTTAACTTTCTTTTCATTAACCGTGATCTCTACCTTAATATCGAATAGCTCTACTTCTACCTCGATAGGCTGTCCTGTCATTGGGTCAGGTTGGATAAGTCGTTCAAAGTGTGAGTCTTGCTCAATACCTTCTGCGCCTTCTTGCGCCATGACCTGCGCCAATTCATCCTCAGTTAGATTCTCATAAGTCTGAGTGGTTATCTTTTCCTCGTCTTCAATCCAAACCTTGGTATAAGCATTCTTCATTAACAAAGCAGATTTAATCCACGTAAACAACAGCATGTAGCCGTCATTCTCTTTGTTAAATACATAGTTTACATAATCAGTTTCTTGCTTGGCTTGTTCCTCGTCCTCTTCGCCTGTCGCATCAAACTGTACAGTGCGCTCACCGGCTGAGAATACCCGCATCATGGCAGGCATAGTCCACTCAATGTTTTCCATTAACTCGCGGGTTGTTATTCGACTAAGGCCCTCTTCCTCATCGCCGTACAATTCACCGAAGTATCGATCCATTGCCTCGGATTGTTGAGATTCAAGATCAGACGAGTACCCGCCCATCGAGTTATTAAGCTGTTCATTGAGTATAGCTACGAGAGATGCGTCTTTAATCATGCGATTGAGCCTGTTTTGTAGTTCAGTGTGCCGTCCCAGTCATTGCTTTGAGGATCATAACCTTGAGCGCATTGTAGGAAAGCGTCAGCGCCATTACTAGCCCAATCATGATGAGGTCTTTGCTGAAACACTTTGTCGTCGTCGTTGTACTTATAGCGATAATTACACAATGCCTCAAATCCTCTTTCGGCTCTTTTTGCTCTGGTGTTCATCTCATCTGGTAGCCAGTCAAGATATCCCTCGCATTCATTGTCAGGTATTTTATCATCTTTACCCATGTGGAACCAACAATTAGAAAATATGTCACGCCCCATCTGAATCGCTGTGGTTTTCTGGCTAATGACTGGCACAATCTCAATAGGTTTAATCCCACCATCTTCAAACTGTTCTTTGATGTTACGACTCATACCCAATCGATCATGGTCAGCATCGTGCGGCATGTAGTGAGTGCCATAATTATAATCAATCGCTTTCAGAAACTTGGTGTAGTAATCAACATCCTCAAGCCTGCCCTCAAAGTAATCAATAAATCGATACTCTTTACCAACCGCCTGCATAAACCAGAAAGCCGTTTGATCCTTCTTGCCTAAGTCAGAAAACGTGTGGACTTCACAATTTTTCTGTATCGGTATATACGTTTGTCTGTGTTCCTTTTTAACATCAATAATCTGTTTACCAAATATTGCACCTTGAGCAAGCTGTTTAAGCTGTCCTTCCCATACGTTGAGATATTTCTCATAGTCGGTTGCCTTCATGTGCTCCATTTGTTTTCGGAGCACCTCTGGAAAATAAGGGTTTTGATCGTAGTTGATATATAGAACTAATGATTCTGGTGGTGGTTTATCAATAGCAAACATCTTGTGAAGATGATCAAACTTAAAGCGTGTGTTCCATGTAGCCCATATCTCTGACTCTTCCTTAC